AGCATTTTCAATTTCCGATTTGATCTCTTCGGAAATCACATTGTTTTCAAACAACTGTTTTACTATATCTAACATTGTGATTCTCCTCTGTTATTTGAGTCCAGAGATAATTCTCTTAAGACTCTCTGCTAAGTATTTCTGTGCCTTTGGATCGCCTTTGACTTCTTGTGCTATTCTATATGCCTGATAGCCGCCTGTATTATTCATTAGATGTTCATAAACTGGTGTAGGATAAGCTCCCGGGGCTGATGGTTGTGCTACTACATCAACAGTGATAATTTCAAAACCTTGGACATTACCGCTGCCGTCAACTTCGCCGCTGCCCCTGCTTGAAACTCCTAGTTTTACTCCCGACTCCAACATAGTCTGTACTAGTTGACCCATTGGAGTTGGAAGGATTTTAAGTTTTCCGTAGCCGTTAGGACCGTCCATCCACATCTTGGTAATCATGTGTGAAACACGATCAAGATTGATTTTTAAATCCTGAGGATGATCAACTTCTCCAAGAACAGAGTATCCGCCAGAGATCTGTTCGTTGAGCGTCTTGACAGCCCTGCCAATTTCTTGAGAAGAATAAATGCGTTGATTTGCATTTCGGATGTCTCCTTGAATGCAAATGCCATTTAAATGCATCGACTTTTTACCGTCGCTGCCTTCATCTCGCTCCAAGACAATCTTAGCCTGGTCAAAACTCAAGTGTTCTGATAGAGTAGTTTTCACCTATATAGTCCTATTATCTACGACCACGGAAAAGGCTTTGCTTGTTATCAGCTTGTTCAGCAGTGCCTTTCTTCTCAGCACCATGTCCTGGCTCTTTCTTGCTAAAAGCATTGCCTGCTTTGCCGCCTGGAACATTGATATTACCAGCATTATCTTCTTTTGGATTTTGGTCATTTAGTGCGGAACCTTTAATTTTGTTTCCGGCACCAACTGTACCTGCATCCTGACCGTTACGACCGCTTAGAATGTTAGCAGTTGTACCGCCCATATCATTCTTACCAGCAACGATAGACTTGGTGTTTACACCGTTGTCACCCATTTTTGCTGGGGCAACTTTTTCTACATATTCACGAACTGTTTCTAGTTCTGGATCAAAAGCGTCTTTCATTTCACCGCCTTCGCCGCCCATTGCGTCAAATTTAGCTTGTAGTTCGTCTACAATAGCGTCTAGGTCTTGGAATAGTTCTTCTGGCTCTTTGTCGGCTAGATCTTCTTCGCCTTCGTCACCTAGTTCTGCTTCTAGATCGTCAGTAGCGTCTCCGCCCATACCACCCATGTCACCTTCTTCGTCGTCGGCTTCGATAGCGATATCTTCAAAACCTTCGTCCATGTCTTCGTCGTCGGAAGCTTCTTTTACTTCCTCGTCTTCGTCGTCTTTTTCTTCGTCGGAAGCTTCTTTTACTTCCTCATCATCTTCGTCTTCGTCTTTTTCTTCTTCGATTTCGTCTTCGATGAGTGTTTCATAAATTTCGCGTGATTTAGAAACTACATACTCGTGGAAAAGCTCTTCAGCTTTCTCTTTTTCGTCGTTGACCAAATGCTCAAGCATTTGCTCTAGAATCTTGTTATCGGCCATGTTATATTCTCCTTAAAGATGGTTAGGCTGTCGTTTTATTTACTACAAATAGATTAAATAAGGGTTAAATGGTAGTTTTTTGATCGTTTTCTGCGGAATATATAATAATTGGAAATTTTTTTGCTAGTTCGTCATAAGTGATATGCTCGAGGTTAGGCAACAAAGGTCCCAATTTATCTGGCATAAAATCGCCTCGATTAATTACTCTATAGAATTTAATTTTTCTAAATTCTTTAATAACTTTTTCTGTTTGATTTAACCAATTTCCGTAGAATGTAGCTGTGTCTGTACTCTTTTTATAGTTATAGGTATCAGCGTACACATTGTTGAATTTGCCATTATGACCCATGTAGTCAAAGCCAAAAATATACACTTCTTTATGTCCTTGAGTGCAGGCAAACCATAATGCTGTTGGTCCGGAACTCCAGCCTTTATGGGGATTAAAAAAGTTTATATGTGCTTTACTGCTGACACCTTTATTTGGATTTGTCCAGACAGAATGTGTTTTATGATAGCCGGCTGCAATGATTTCGTTGATCATTTTTACATCTACTGCTATTAGAAAATGGGGATCAACTTCTCTATAGATAGCATTACATCCGTAGACTGTGCCTAAACTTAATAATGAGTTTAGATCTACTGTTAATCTGCTTTTTCCGTTACCTAGAACGAACGCGGGGTTATTCGGTTGATGCGGCTTCAACTGGAGTTCCGTACATTTGTCTAATAAAATCTAGCTCTGATTGCTGTTCGACCTCATGCGCTTCAGCAGCTAGTCTTAGTTGATTAATTTGGCGGAGTGTCAGCCTTATTTTTCGAGTATCTTCTTTTTTGACCACAGATTGATCTCTGCCGGCATCGTACCTGCGATCCGTAGCAAAGTCATTGTTTTTATCGCTAAAATAAAAAAATTCTTTTAGAAGCATACTGTATTTATTATTGTGCGGGCTGTTCGGCTGGTGCGGCAACTTCTTCGCCTGCTGCACCTTGTTCAGCTGCTGCTGCCATATCCGGAGGAGCTTCTGCAGTTTGACCTGCTGCATCGCCGGCGATCCCTGCTGGTGTAATTCCTGCAGATCTCATTTGGCTTTGTGCATCATCTGTAGGAGGTCTGAGGTTTGCTCCGTTTTCCTCTCGCCATAATTGTTCGTTTTCTTTGATCTCTTCTTCAGTTAATCCTAAGAATCTCTTTAGAGCAAACCGCTTGCTCAAGTGAGGAATTTGTACCACTTGACTAAATGTTGCTGCTCTTGCGGTGTCAAGTTCTGATTGACGATAGGCAGCAAAGTTCTGTGGTTGATTGAATTTTAATTCAAATAGGCTAGAATCAATATTGATACCTTGCCAGTTTAGCCACATTTTGAATTCTTGATCAAATGTTTCTACAATGTTAGATTGTAGTCTCTTACAGTATTCATTAAAACGCAATTCTTGGATGTAGGCTGTTCCTACTTTTCCATCAGCAACAGTGTTTGGCTGTTCATCAATAGCTGTAGGCAAATAGCTAGCTGGTATACGCAGAGCACGGAATAACTTGTTGGTAAAATAACGCAAGTCAGTAATTTCACCTAGATTAGTACCGCCTGGTAGTGTTTCAACTTTACTGCCTCTGCCTTCTGCAGTTTGTGGGAAGAAGTAATCTTCGTTAGTTGACAATGGATTATAGCTGGAATCAATAACACTAGTACCGCCACCTGTTGAACTAGGAATGCGGCGCTGCTGAATTTCATTTTTTACACGCTCAACGAAACTCATAGCCATGTGTGCTGGCATGTTTCCTACATCAACATAGAAAATTCTACGCTCTGGTGCTCGCTGAATTCTATAGATAATAATAGCATCTTCGAGCAGTTCTTTTTGTTTATAGACTTTGAATACTGATTCTAATAACGAATTACCAAAAGGATAGTTATTATCTAATCCTTCGCTTAAACTAATATGTACAATGTTCTTTGCATCAACTGTAACTTCGTTAGTTTGATTTGAAAATCGTGTGCCTGGGGGCTGAGCTGCTGAACCCACCATACCTCTGCCAAATCCGCCACCGCTGGTATATGAGCTTGTGCCGCTAGGTGCTGTGTTAGTTGTACCGTGAGGAGTTACTGCAATTAAATCTTTGAAATTGAAATTAATATCACGAACAACATATTGCTCTGGAATCTTGCCTTCACTTTCATTTACAATAATTTTTGAAACTTTGGCTGCATCAACAAAAAGCCATTTTTTAGTTTCTGGATCTCGAATGAAAAAACAGTCTCCATATTTGAATGCATTACGCACTATACGGAAAATTCTTGTTTCAAACTGCTGTTGTTTACTCCATTTTTGTAAACTATCTTTGAGTAATTTTACTTCTGTAGCTGTGGGTTTTCCTCTAAAGGAAACATGAAACGGTGTTGAGTTTTCTTTATCTTTTTGAGTACAAAACTCTGCAAGAATATCCAATGCGGCATTAACTTCGCTGTCCATGTCCATAGTGTCGTACTGCATGTAACGCTCAACACGATTTGGTGCGCCTGCATAGACATCTGGAAGAAATGATGAATAATGTGCTCTAGCAGGACCCGGACGACCTTGTCTACCGCTGAGTACGCTGATACCACCTGCTTGATTGTCTACAGTTACTGGTGTGAAATACTTTTTCCAAGACATTTATTTTTCCTTAGACTTATGCAAACAGGTTACCGCTGAGACCTTGTTGTACTGATAATTGTCGTTCATTTACTCTGTTGAGATCTGAAGTGACTCTAATAAGCATATCCATCTTAGTATTTAAGCTACTTAACAACGATTCTGCTGATTCTTGAGTTGTTCTAGGACCTGGGGAAGCGGTTGTGTCGTCTTTCTTTCCACTAGGAGCAGTTTGTTGTGCAGCTTGTTTTTGAGCAGCAATGGAATTTTCCATATCAGTTCTCGATGATGCTACTTGAGTGTTTACAGGTGCTCCTGCAATGTTAGCCATCTGAGCAGAATATGTGTCTACTTTGGCAGAGATCTCTGCACCAATCTTGCCTTTCTTTCTAATGTCTCCGCCAGCAATCTGAGAGGTTGCTAACAAGTTGGCTTCAGCTTGAGTCATGTTAGCAGTATTAATGCCCAATTTGCCAGCCATGCTAGACTGTCCTTTTTTCATGTACCAAGCACTAACTTCGGCTGCGACTTGAGGATTGTTTACTAGGTCTGGATTATCAACTAATCTATTGTCACCGTAGATAGCTCTCGAAGCTGCGGCATAATTTGTTTTTCCTGTAAGCTGAATGAATCCTCGACCGCGATATTTCCACCCATCTCCTGGTTCGGTGTTGCCCAGAGCTTTGCCCATAGCTGTTCCTGAACCGTACATTAATTCTCCCATCTTTGTGGGATCTTTTTTGATTACATCAAGTTCAGCATCTGAATATTTGGCTGCTCTAGATCCAAAAATATCTCTAATACGAGAATTCTGAGTACCACCATAATTCATGTTTTCTGAAATCGACTTGCCGCCTGTTTCTTTCATTACATTGCCTAATGTAGCGGCAATATACTTAGGATCAGTTATACCTTGTTTTTGCAAGGCTGCTTTGATCAATTCCATGTTTTGTGCTGTGCTCTGACTTATTTGTGCAGGAGTAGTTGCTGCACCCGGAGCACCTGGCAACGAAGAGCCTGGCTGGCCTTGTAGACCTTGATGGTATTTCAATACCGATAACGAATCGTTCCAATCTACTGACTTTTTAGCATCAGCTTCTGCTTTGGCATGCGCCACTCTATCATTATAGTAGCCTGTTTCTCTCTGAGTTCTAAGATCATTCCAAGTTTTATCTCGTTCATCTCTTCTACGATCTCTGTCTCTTTGTTTTTCTTCTTCTTTCTTTTGGTTTTCTATTCTATTTCTTTCTAATTGGCTACCGAAGGCTGCTTTTTCATCTACAAGGGCTTGTTTTTCTTTTTCTAGTGCATCTCGTTCTTCTTTAGATGTATCAGTTAGACCCGGTATAGTATCTCTAATAGCATACCACATTTCTTTGATGTTTAATCCAAGACTCTTAAAGGCTAATTTAATTCCTGTGATTATTTCTCCAAACGAATTAAATGAATTAAAAACATCACCTACTGCTTTTTTAACTGATCTAAAAACTTCAATTACTGGATTCAATACTGATCCTAATGCATTCATTATTTTCTTAAAAAATGTTGCACCATCTTCGATGACAGGTTTGAAAAAATCTTTAATGGTTCTGCCTACACTGTCAATCATTCTACCAAGAAAAGAAAACATAGGACTTAGAAAATCTTCTATAGTATCATAGATTTTCATCATAGCTGTAAATGCTAGTCTAACTGTGCCAATAAGAACATTGAGAGGGAATAGCAATGCTTCCATTGCTAGCTTTACAAGACTGGTATCTCCGGCTACACTGTCAAATAGGTAGCCAAGATACTTAAACGGCATCAATATCGTTTCTACTAAGTTGCTTAATGTTTTAAAAATAGGTGTAAAGACATTAGCAAGAAAAGTTACCAGAGGTCCTACTATTCCCATAAATGCATGGAAAATTGGTGTTACTACAGTATTGACAAACTCAGCTAACGATTCAAACCCTTTTAATAATTTGTCTAACATGCCACTGTTGACTAGAGTCATAGTAAACGAGTTAGAAAGTGCAGCTAATCGTTGTTTAGCCTGTTCAATTTGTTGATTTAACTTTTCCTGATTCTGTGCAGCCTTGTCTTGAGATTTTCTAGCTGCTTCTAAAGACTGTTCTTCTAATTTGTTTAGACCAATTTGAGCCTTGATAGCATGATCAAATTCTCCTCCGGTGGCTGCTAAAGTTTCACCGAAATTTGACTGCATTTGTTTGCCGGCGGCAGCCAGTTGTCTAAAGATAGCGTCTTGTTTTGCTGCACTTATTTTTTCTCCAGACTCTGACATTCTTCGTAGCTCTTGTAGTGCAGACAGAGCACCTTCTCCCATCAATGATGCAGTTTTTGCATGTTCTGCATTGGTAAAGCTACCAGTAGTGACATAGTCTTTCATCATTGCTGCTAATTCAGGAGAAGCTTTATTAGCAGTTGTTAATAATGTTGCAAATGAATCTCGTACATCTTTATTCTTATTTGACATGTAAGAATGAAATTGAGCATCTTGTTGTTGTTGTAACAAAGCCTGCTCGGCTTCTTGTCTTGACATGCCTGTAACTTTGGCCAGTGCATCCATTTCTTTAAGATAATTTCTTGCACCAGCAGCTAATTGTGCATCCGATTGACCTCTTGCTAGACCTTGTGCTCGCAATAATTTTCCGTAAGAAACAATGCCTTCGTTAATTTGTTCTGTAGAATAGCCCAGAGCGTACAAGTCTTTGCCTGTGGCTCTTAGTTGCTTAGACACTGCTCCAAATCTTTTAGCACCTTCTTCTACTGTAGGACCTAGTGCTAAAAGGCCTTCTCCGCCTTTGGCAACCAATGCACCAAACTGATCCATAGTAAGACCTGCTTGACTGGCAGTTTTTACAAATAGATTCATGCTACCATTAAAACTTGCGCCAGCAGATGCAGCACTTTGATAAGCTCTAGCGGTTTTCTGTGAGGCTTGTGCAACAGCTCCGAAGCTGTCTGCTAGAACTCCGCCTACTATAGGAATCATCTTAAATGTTCCTGCTGCGGCTTCTAGATCGTCTCCTACATTCGAAAACTCTTTGATAAGTTTTGCAGATGCAGCACCAACTTCTAGAAACTTCATAGCTACCTGTCCAGCTACATTAGCAACCAGACCAAGTTTGCCAACCAGACCACCCATAGCTTTGCCTACGGCTGTAGAAGATTTTCCTACACCGCTTAGACCGCCAGAAAGATTACCAGGCAATCCAGCAGCACCGCCCGCACCTCCACCGCCTTTGTTTAACCCACCTTTTTGAATAGCTTTTAATATATCTCTAAGTGTTTGTTCAGTGGCCGCATTGGTAGCTTCGACTGGTCCTACGCCGGGTATATCAATTATTACAGGATTGGCCATATATTATTTTTCCAGAAATCTGCGCATATAAATACTTTTCGCTATTTGTATTTATTGGAGATAAAATATGGCAGAAATTGAAACAAAGATGCAATCAAAAGTCAATCCATTGGCTAATTGGTTCCGTCAACCTAAGATTTATATCAAGCTACCTTCTAACGGTGAATTCTATCCAGAGGGTTCCTTAGATCTGAGTCAGAACGGAGAATATCCAGTTTTTGCAATGACTGCCAAAGACGAACTAATGTTTAAAACTCCAGATGCACTGCTTTCAGGACAAAGCACTGTAGAAGTAATTAAAAGTTGTATGCCTGCTATCTTAGATCCATGGCAGATGCCCAGTATTGATGTTGATGCAGTACTAATGGCTATTAGAATTGCAACCTACGGCGAAAATCTAGATGTAACTGCTAATTGCACAGCCTGCGGTGCAGAAAATACCTATGAAGTTAGCCTAACAGGCCGTCTCCATGAATTATCAGGTTTTGAATACCAATCTCAAATACAAAATGGTCCATTGATTGTGCATATTCGTCCTTACACTTATCAAGAAATGACCAAGGCCAGTTTAAAAACTTTTGAACAGCAACGAATTTTAAACATTGTCAACGACGAATCTATATCCGACGAAGATAAGATCAAACAGTTTGGAGAAAGTTTTGTTAAATTATCAGAATTAACTGTGGAAATTATTGCAGGTTGTATTGCTAGAATTGATACACCTGACGGTTCAACTGATGATCCTAAGTTTATTAGAGAATTTATTGACAACTCGCCTAAAGAAGTTTTTGAAAAAATATCAGATCATATCGCTAAAATCAAAGAATCCATCGATATGAAGGATGTTCATGTCAAATGTGAATCATGCGAACATGCCTATGATATTGCAGTGACTATTGATCAAGCAAATTTTTTCGCAGTAAGATCTTAAATCTCCCAGTGCCGGAGATCTTACAGCTTTCTCAAAAGATGGACAAAGAGGCTAGGGAGATTAAGAAAGATGTTCTTAAAATGTGTTGGTATATGAGAGGTCTTTCTTTTGCCGAAGGCATGAATCTTAGTTACGAAGAACGAGAACTTGTTGGCGAGATAATCAAAGAAAATCTTGAAACTACTAAGAAAACAGGCTTGCCTTTCTTTTAAACTTCGTTTCTCATTCGCTGTGCGACTTTTTGCTGTTCTGGATTTAATTGTTTGCCTGTCAACACAGCATTTAATAAATCTCTTAGTTCGTTTTCGTCAACATCACCGGGAAGTTTCTGTGCAGCAGCTTTATTACCGCCTTGCTGATTAGGAGCTAAACTAGCTCCGGTGCCCTGCCATTTCTCAGCACCTTTTTTGAATTCTTGACCTAAACCGACAGCTACTCCAGCAGTCTTGCCTACAGCTTGCCCGGCTTTACCTACAGTACTGCCAATCTTGCTAACCGCACCTTGTGCGGCACCAGCAGCTTTGCCTACAGCACTGCCTAATTTTCCAATAAGACCTGCTTCGTTGATCAGTTCATTAATTCTCATCTTATCTCCTAAACAGAGTAAATCCTTCGGCAATCACAGGGCCAGTACGGATCACAGAATCTGATGTTGGTCCCATCAATCTTTCTCTGTCTTTGTCAATTTCAGCTTGACTTGGTGCTACTTTCTTTTTAGGTGTTGCTGATTTCTTACCAGCAGCCGCAGGTTTCTGTTCCGGAGCAGCTGGTGCATTTAAGTCTGGTTCAGTTCTTGGTGCTGTGCCTGGTGCTGCTGGAACTGTTTTAGATCCAGGACCTGTGGCAGGTTCTGTTTTAGCCGCAGGTGCTGCCGGTGCTGCTGCCGGTGCCGCTGCTGGTTGTGCAGGAGCCTGTGCAACACTTTTCTGTAGCAGTTGTAGAATACGCTGTTTGCCTTTTTTGTCTAGCTTGTCAATATTGGCTTTAACCTGAGCATACAGTGTTTGACCTGCCTTGTCGCTGTCTTGACCAGCCATAGCCTGTGCAGTTTTCTGCATGGCTATACCAGCTTGACCTGTCTGTGCTTTAGCAGGTGCTGTGCCTGCAGGACCTTGTTTATTGATATCCTGTGCAGAAGGCGCTGCTGCTGGTGCTTGATAATCAGGAGTACCTGGTGCTGCACCTGCTGCGCCAGCCTGCGGAGCTGCCTGTGTGCCTGCACCAGTGCCTTTGGCTGCGGGTGCTGGAGCTTCGTCGTCACCGCCTGTGGCTACCTGTGCTTTACCAGCTTGATAACCTTTCTTGATAGCTTTGCCTAGACCTGCTACACCGCCTGCCACGGCACCTACGCCTTTGGCCAATGTGCCAACACCTTTGCCCACAGCAGAACCAATCTTGTTCATGATCGGACCTTCTTGTAGCTGTTGGATTTCAGTGTGCTGTGATTCAGTGATAAATTCTTGTATTCTCATTTTTAGGCTACCCCTAGTTGTTTTTCCATGTATTTTAGCAGTCTCTGCTTTCTAGATTTAGGCAATTTTTCTACCATTTGTATTACTGTTTTGATATCCGCCGGTGCACCGCCATCTGCAGGAGGCTCGCCAGGAGCACCTGTATAGGGAATCTTCATACTCTTGTAAGCCTGTGCAACTATATCATCTGGTACATTGCCAGCACCAGTGAGTACATTGTAAAGATCGTCAGCATCTGTGGGATTGCCTGCGTTGTTCCATGCAGTGTTGAGTTTGTCTACAGTGATCTTATTGGCAAGGTTACCTGCTTTGGTTTTGATCCAATCCATGGCACCTTCGTCGATGCGTTTGAACAGCAGGTAAACCTGTCCTTCGCTGAGTGGCCTAGTCTGTAGATAATAACTTTCTTTTTTGCCTTTGTCCAAAGATCCTTTAACTCCGCCAGCAGCCACAGCACCTTGTGCAGCAGCACCAAGGAACTTGAATACCTGTTGAGCAGCACTGGCCGCCTGAGTGATTATCTGTCGCTTGTCGGCATCAGCGGCAATCTGTGCCACATACTCTGGACTCTTAAGTGTGCCTTCAATGTAGTCGTTGAGTGCTGACCATACCTTGGCGCTTTGATCATAGTCGCCGGCTTTCCATGCAGAAGCAGCATCGTTGAACAAGGTCTTGACATCAGCAGCATCTTCGGGTTTGATAATCAAACCTTTGACTTCAAATGCAGCATATCTGCTGCCCATCTCTCCGCCCACTTCATTAAATATCTGTGTCATATTCAATCTTACAGCACCCGGGAACATGGTATCTTTGACCAACTGTGCGCCGCTGCTGAGTGCATCACCGATCAGCTCAAAAGTTTTTCCTGCAATGAAGCCATAGGCCGCAGTCTTAATACCTTTGCCTATGGCAGTGGATAGTTTTTCACCTTTGAGCAGTTCTACAGAACCTCTAAGTATCTGACCAGCAATGGCACCTCCAATGGGACCGCCAGCTAGGCCAGCAATGGCAGTAAGTACACCTACTATGGCAGCAGTCTTGCCAGGATTGCGTTCTGCCCACATGCCCATTTCAGAAATGGCATCTAGTATCTTAGAATCTGGAAACTTCTTGTTAATGGTGTTTTTGAGATTTTCGAACTTTTGATCAAAGTTCTTAACTGGTGTTGTATCCTGTAGCCAACGACCAATTTTGTTGACAGTTTCGTCTGCGGCACGGGCAACATCCACGCCCTTGCCTATCAGTGTTCTATTACCACCACCTGCTGTGGCTGTCTTTTCGATTTCGCCAAACAACGATTGTATCTGTTGTGCTGTGAGACTGGCTTCAATTAAAGGTCGTAGTTCGGTATAAATTCCTTCTACAACAGTTCTCTGCTCAATAGTCAGCCCACTACAGCTTTCTCTAAGGATCGAACCACTTAGAGTCATGTGTTGCTCTAATAACAATATGGGATCAGATAAGGTGGATAGTTTCATTTAAACTCATTTATCAGAATTATCTTTTATTTATTTAAAAACGAGCTAACGCTCGTTTGCGTTTTCGCTTACGCTCAACGCATTTTTTTCTTTTTTAATTTTTTGCGAGATGTGCAAAAAATTTTTGCGCGAAGCGCAATTTAAGCATTATCCAGATCGTTCCGTCACACTTAGCCCAGACAAGGGCCAAGTAGCATTATCCGAGTCGAACAATGTCACACAGCGTTAGAGCATTACAGAGGCGGTCGTCCGGTACCTCGAGCTCAGTCTTTTACGACGGCTGGTCTACAAATTGACGCTATCCAACTTGTAGCCGTGGGGTTTTTCTCCCCTCATTTTACCTTTGCTTATCCTTTTCAAACAACTAAATCGCAGGTTTTAAGCGATCTTCATCCATAATGGGTAGTAGTTGAGTACCACTG